ATAAAAATGATGTTCAAAAGCGTAAGGTAACATTTGCCATCCTTCTTCTTTTGCTTGTTTCTTTAATGAGTTATACATAATACTCATCATATTAGGTCTGATAGGATTAAACTTACAAGATGGATATCTTTCTTTAACTTCACCTAAAAGTTCTTGAGAAATCTTCTTAGAGTTTGGATGTGAGTAATAAAACTCAATTCCTAAATCCTCACATATTGCTGCAAGTGTCCAACCACTCCAAGAACCATCTACTGAAAGGTGTGTTAGGGGTTTGGATTTATCAACATACTTATCAACTAATCGATAGATTGCAGCCATTTTACCCCAAGGTGGTAAATGAACACCATCGCCCATTAGGTCATCTCGTTTTACCCAAACCGACCTTCCTTTGATTTTATATTCTTCTAATGGGGTATCTTCTGTTAATCCTAAAACCATAAATTCTTTATTCTATTCAAATGAGCATCTTGTACTCTATCTTCCAATGCAGCATCGATTACCAATTTCAAGTTATCTGCGAACTCAATGTTTACATACCCACCCAACTTTCCATGAGAATCCTTTGGTTGGTTATACTCCCATGATGTATGTTCGTAATATCTTATTTCTTTTCGTTCTAACAATCGTTTTCTTCCATCTGATGATAACATATCAAAGTGACCATTTCTCAACTTACCTGATACTGAAAAATCTAATACAGCACCATTATCAAATACTTCACCACGAGATATTGATATAATATCTACTTCATTTTTTATCTTAGAAAAGAAAGTTCTATCGAAGTAATTTTTTGTTGAATTATTTAATGGAATTGTAATCACAATTGTTTTACAGAATTTTAAATATCTATCTATTTCTTCTTGTGATGTTTTTGAGTTTACAACATTAAAGTTACCAATCTTCTTTTGTAATTCTCTTGAGATTGCACCATTACCAAAAATCAAAATAGAATCATCTTCTTTAATTTTATTACTAATCCAATTTGCACATGGTTTAGCAGTTGGTGCAGTTGCTACGATACCAATGTTTCTTTTTCTAGCTTCTTCTATATTAACATTATCAATACCATGAGAACGACAAACAATCCATTCTAAGTTTTTGTAATCAGTAAATGTTTTCTTACCAACTTTACTAAACTTAACAGATAAAACTTTTATTTTATCTTTATCCAATGTAGGTTTTTCAAAAGCACCAAGAACGTTAATCGATGGTAACCTCTGTAATACTACCTCGGAGATGTCCGCTTTGTCCTTGAGCAAGCAATTCTCGTAATTCGGTATTTTCATTCTTTTCTATAAATAATTTTTTAAATATATGTTCTATTTTCCTTTTCCAAATATCTTTTTTTAAGAAATCACTATGTGCACCAACTTGGAAAGTTTTCTTAGGTCTCCATAAAAGTTCTTCATCTAAAGAACCTATATCTAATTCAAATGCTTTTCTAAGTACATACTTCATTCTTTGTCCATTACCTTCATTTTCATCTCTGTACTTAGTTGGTATTCTTAAACCAAAATCAATAACCTTTTTATTAATAAATGGAGTTCTTAATTCTACTTCACCTCCATACATCATTGCCTTATTAGTTCTAATTAAATTAGTTTGATGTAATCTATTTAAAAGATTAACTCTTTTCTGATGATACCAAATTGGTTGTGGCCAACAGAATCGTTTAACATCCCCATAACTTGCAAATATTTCATCAGCTCCTTCACCACCAAATACAACCTTAAATCCTTCTTTTCTAATTCTCCATGCAAGAGCAAGTTGAATAACAGCTGGAGATATTTGAGTCCACTTGTGAGTTTCTGATGCCCAAATAGAATGTATTAGTTTTCTCTCTACATCAAGTTCATCATAATCTATTTCAATTAAATCAATATCAAATAATTTTGATGCTAATCTTGCATAATGTAAATCATCTTTTGTATTAGATTTTCGATTTTTACTTACATTTACAACAAATGCAGTTAACCTCTTTCCTTGAGCTTTTAATTTCTTAGAAAGAATATAACTAATGATTGTACTATCAATACCACCACTTAAAATAGTACAAATAGGTACATCTGCAATCATTTCATCTTCTACTGCATCTTCTAACAAACGTTTAAATTCAGATGAATAATAATCAATTCCTTTATCTTCAGAATCATATAAATCAAATTCTTCTTGAGTTCTTGGATAATATCCTGTTGGATGATTTATATCAAATGGTTTTGGTTTAAAATCAAACCAAACATATTCTTTTAATGCTCCAACAGAATTATATGTTATAAATGTACCTGGTTCTACTATTTTTATAAGTTCTTTATCCTTATACTCAGAAGGTTTCCAAGACGAACCTTTATCAATATTATAATAAGGTATTTCTTTAACTGATTCTGTAATACCCTTTACTTCACTTGAAAAAACAATCTCTTGCCCATTATGATAATAATAAAATGGCAATCTACCCATAAAATCCCTACCAAGAATTAAGTAATCTTTTTCTTTATCATAAAACGCAAAAGAAAACATACCTTCTAATTCATTCATTTTTGATTTTAAATTTTTATAATTATCAATCAAAAAATATAAAAGTAATTCTGAATCTGAATTATTGGTTTTAAAATTATATTTTGACCTAAGTTCTTTGTCAAACTTATCAAATGTAGATTTCCATAACTCACCATTGAATGCAAGATAATAATTACCATCATCTGAAACCATTGGTTGATTGGCAGATTCTGAAAGGTCTTGTATTGATAAACGATTATGGGATAGTTTCATCCCATTTTTAAATGAAAATATGGTATTCCCATCAGTACCACGATGCATCATAGAAACTAATCCATTTTTCATATCGTGGTTTGTCTTAATGAGATTACCTCCTAAGATTCCACACATATTAAAAAGGTGCTTTTAGTTCTTTATCTCTCTCAATGGTTGTACTCATATGGTCTGCCCAATGAAGGATATATTGAATATTTGTTTTTAGATATTTTGATACATCGAATACTTTATAATACTTTACATTATCTTCATCATACATACCATCTGTAAGTTTGATTCCAAAGTATTCATTTTCGGTGAATTTAACACCATAGTTATTGAGAAGTAAGAAAGTTCTATCAGTTGCCGTTAAATAAGATAATTCAGTATTTCTCTTATAGAACTCTCCTCTGTTTTTGATATGCCAATCTGAATCGTTCTGAACATAATTCATATTTCCTTTATCACCCAACTTTCCTAAATCGTGATGGAAAGCAGCAAATAATAATTCTTCTTGTTCAAAATCAATAATACCACCTGCTTCTTGATAAAGTTTCATCATACGAAGTGAGTTTCTTGCCACATTCATTACATGGTCAATATAACCACCTTCATACGCATTGTGGTAGTTTTTATTTCCACTCGCTGGTGATAACATTAGGTTTGGCCCTAACTCTTCCATCGAGTACATATGGAGTAATTTTTCCAATCGTTCTCCATCAAACGATTTTTTCAGTGCCTCGATAAACTTATTGTAGTTCTCTTCGAGTTGAACTTCATTGTAACGATTTATCATAACTTTTAATTTAAGGTTTATATTCTTTCTATTGGAATGGTAATTAAATGATAATTACTATTCTGTGGATGTTTGTTCTTAAAATCTACTTTTGAATCAATTTTGAGTTTAAAAGCGGTTTCAGTATCAATATAGTATAATACTTTCGAACCATCCATGCTGATAAGTTTTTTACTTTTACTCATTGGAACCTTTGGAGTTCCTTTGATTACTTGTTCAGCATCTTCTTTGTGTACAAATTTTATTCCTGCCATATATTAAGATTTATTTGATACAAATATACGAAAAATATTTAACAATTCCAAATATTTTATTAACTTTTTAATTCGTTAAGTGCATTGGTATATGCCATCTCGGACTGTAATCCTGCGAATCTTTGTACTTCTTCACCGTCTTTTTCAATAATAACCGTAGGAACCGAACGAACATAATATTTCTGTGCTACTTCAAATTGTTCATCGATATTGATATCTTGGAACGATACATCATTAAATTTTCCTTTAACTTGTTCCATTACTGGTGTTAACATTTTACATGGTCCACACCAAGTTGCATAAAATTTCTTTACTTCTAACATAATTTCTCCTATCTAATATTTTGATATTGGGTTTTCACTAAAGTAATAACCTGGTTTTAATGGTATGTTTCTTTTTGATAATTTTACTTTTCCTTTGTAATCAATAGGTAGTAATCTGAAATCTATTGATAACCTTGGATTTTTAAAATTTTTCCTACAACTCGCCGTATGTAGATAAGAACCATTAAATAATAACATTTTATCTAAATAATTTATTTTTTTAGATATCAAAGATAATATTTTTTTACTAAATTTATAGTTTAAAAGTTTAAAAGGTATTTTATTTAAAATAGAATCACCAAATGGTATAATCTCAAATCCAAAATCTTTTTTTGTAATTGGAACCATTACATTTATTTGACTCTTATTATGATTAAAGTGAGTATCAGAATGCCATACAGGATAATCATCATCCTTATCATTATATCTAAAGTTTGGATATTTTTGAAAATAAAAATCTTTATTCAATTCTTTAGATATCTTCTTTAACATATCTATATAATCACCATAATTATTATCCATAACCTTATTATATTCTTTGTTATCTATGTTTAAGAATATATGGCCATCTACAACTTCCTTTATTGGATTAGAAAAACTTTTTCTTAACTCACTAAGAAGTTTATATCTTTTTAAATTAACAAATTTTATCATAACGATTAACCATCACATGCTACACAATCAGGGTCAACTGCTCGTGTTGCGATATCACCTCTAAGAACCGATTCGGTTCTCATATAATATAACGTTTTGATTCCCTGTTTCCAAGCTTCCATTGTTACTTGGTTAATCCACTTAGGAGAAGCAATAGATGGGAACGCCAAGTTTAAGGAAACCCCTTGGTCAATATACTGTTGTCTTACACCAGCTTGTTTAACCAAGTCCATTTGGTTGATTTCCTTAAACGTTCTGAACACATCCTTGACAGGGTAGATTTTTTCTCTATCACCATTTTGTACATCTTCACATAAAACCATTTTGTTATCCAAATAACACCACTTATCCAATTCTTTCAATCCTTGAACTGAACCACCATCTTCTAAAATCTGGTCCCAAGTATCTTTTGTATTAACACCCGCTTTTCTAAGAACTTTTACTAACTCATTATTTTTTCTAATAAAAGTTCCTTTTGATGTTTGTTCTGTGAATATATTTGCTGCCCATGGCTCAATACCTGGTGATACATTTCCACTTAATTTTGAGTTTGATACAGTTGGTGCAACTGCTCTAAGGTGTGTGTTTCTAAATCCACTTTCTTTACACCAAAGAGGTTCACCATATTCTGTTGCTAAATCTCTTGAAGCTCTTTCTGATTCAATTTTTATTTGTGAGAAAATTTTACGAGTTTCAAATTGTGCTTCCATTCCTTCAAATGGAACACCTCTTTGTTGTAAGTAAGTGTGCCATCCTAAAACTCCCAATCCTAATGCTCTACCTTTTTCTGCAGATGCAACTGAGTTTTCAAATCCTCTCATGTTCTTAGCCTTTTGGATGAACTCTGAAAGTACTCCATCTAAGAACCAAGTTGCTGTATAAATTAAATCAGTATCTTTCCATTCATCATACTTTGCTAAGTTGATTGAAGATAAACAACAAACGAATGAATGATTCTCATCTGTATGTAAGGTGATTTCAGAACAGATATTTGTCATGAATACTTTTAATCCGTTCTTTTTGTACATATCAGGATTTTGTTTGTTAACATTACCCTTAAACATGATATAAGGTTCACCAGTTGCTTTTCTTTTTTGTAGTAATTTTCCCCACTTTCTTCTTGCAACCTCATCACCATCTTGAAGTTTTCTCATAAACTTATCACCCACTACCGCACATTGGTGTAAGTTAAGTGATTGTCTATTTACATCACCTTTTGGTTCTCTAATTTCTAACCAATCTTCGAAATCTTTATGTTCGATGTTTAAGTTAACTGAAGCGGCACCTCTTCTTACTGAACCTTGGTTGGTTGCAAGGATTGTAGAATCATATATTTTTGTAAAAGGAACTACA